AAATAATTGTCTGCTTCAATTTGTCTTCTTTTAGTTAAACCTGCTAATTTCTTTATTCCTACTTTATCCCATTTTAAAAATTCATCTGCAATTGAATGGTCTAATCTATTATTATTTACTTTCTTTAAAAGTGTACTTCTCATAAAATTTGCTACTCCAACATTATAAGAAAATGATACCAAAGAATTAAATTGATTTTGTGTTAATGGTTGTGTAACACATTTAGAAACTCTTTTAGCAAAATTATCTGCAATGTCTTTAAACATATCAAATGCTTCTGCTTTAGTTATTGACTTATCTACCATAGTAACTTTTTTACCATCTTTGTAAAATGTATTACCATATCCAATAGTAGCTAATTTAGCAGGACATAAATACGGTTTAGCACTAAAGCCTTCAAATTCGGTAATCATCATATATCCTCTATTATCAAGATTTATATTTAGCAATTGGCAAAAATGGATTAAATTGTAAATTAACCAAATCAAACGATAAAAGTGGATTGTTAAGTGAAGAAACTAAATTAAAAATGTCAGAAAGTAGTTCTAAATTTTGGAAAGATAAAGAACGTTCTCAAGAAACTAAAGATAAAATATCGAAAAAGTTATTAGGAAATGTTCTATCTGATACGACAATAAAAAAAATGATAGATAATAATCCTAAATTTTGGTTAGGTAAAAACTTTTCACAAGAGCATAAAAAGAATTTATCATTAGCTAAAAATGGAAAACAATCTAATCGTTCAAGAATTATAATAGATATTAGTAATGGAATATTTTATAAATCATTAAGAGAGGCTTCATTAATTTACAATATAAAAGAAACTACGCTTTGTATGCAATTAAAAAATATTAATAAAAATAAAACAAACTTGAGATATGCCTAAACTTGATAACAGAGGATATATGATGATTTGTGAGTTTGAAGGGTTTAGTGCTAAACCATACCTATGTCCTGCAAAATTAGCTACAATCGGATATGGTAACACATTTTATAGAGATGGTCGCAAAGTCACTATGGTAGATAAGGAAATAACAAAAGTAGAAGCGTTTGATATGTTTAAAGATATTGCAGATAAATTTGCTAAAAAGGTTTCAACTTGTGTTAAAACTCCAATAAACCAAAATCAATTTAATAGCTTGGTTTCATTTACTTACAATGTAGGAGTAGCGAATTTTATGAACAGCACTCTTTTAAAGAGAGTAAATGCAAATCACAATGACCCTGACATAAGAACTCAATTCTTGAGATGGGATAAAGTAGGCACTAAAAAATTAGCAGGTTTAACCAAAAGACGAATATATGAAGCAGACAATTACTTCGCAGAATAGGAACTGGATATTATTTTTAGGGTATATTGTATTGGCATCAACTGTAATTACAATGTTATCATCTTGTGGTACAAGAAAGGTAGTGATAGATGAGGTTAAGAAAGATAGTTTGTCACAAATAGTTACTAAAATTGTTACAGATGAAGCTATAAAAATAGAAACTAAAAACGATATTGTTATTGATGAGTTTACTATAACTCCACTTGATACTTGTAAAGATATTGTGGTTAATGGTGTAACATATAAAAACGCTGTTTTAAGCTACAAAAAGACAAAAGATAACACTATACAAGTCCAAGATAAAAGGATGTCTGAAGAAAAGTTAGAAGTACAAGACACAAAAGTAACACAAAATAGAAAAGTTAAAGATATAGAGAGAAAATTAAATCCAATGATGAATTTGTTGTGGTTGTTAATTCCGCTTTCTGCTTATGTAATTTATAAATTCAAATTAGTGTAGAAATTATGGCAGATAAATCTAAAATGAAGTGTAATAAGCCTGTTTCTTCTGACAGAAAAGGTAAAAAAATGATGGTTAAGGCTTGTTCCAATGGCAAAGAAAAGTTAATTCATTTCGGAGCTGATGGCTATGGTCATAATTATTCCGCTGAAGCTCGTAAGAGTTTTAAAGCAAGACATAATTGCTCTACCGCAACCGACAAGATGACTGCAAGATACTGGTCTTGTAAAAAACTATGGGCAGGTAAGGGAGGTTCTAAATTAAATCCACCTAAATAAAATGAAAAAGAACTCAAACAGACGTTACAGAATGGACAATGCTACTGCTAAAAAGATTGGTGCAAAGCTAAATAAGAGTGGTAGATATATGATTTCCAAAGAACAAGAAAAGAAATTAAGCGTTATTAGAAAATAATTTCATATATTTGGAGATAATATAAGAGATTTCTCTTATAAAAACAAAAAATATGAAAAAAAATGCTGAAAGGCGGTATCGATTTAACCATTATATCGCTAACAAAGTCGGGGTAACTATTAATAAGCAAGGTCGTTATCGACTAACTCCTGAACAAGAGAATAAGTACTTCGACATTGTTCAAAATCAAGAGCATATTAAAAGACTTTTCTTTGACATCGAAACATCTCCTAATCTTGTCTATGCTTGGAGGATTGGCTACAATCTAACTATACATCCCGATAGCATCGTAGATGAGCGTAAAATTATATGTATATCTTATAAGTGGGAACACGAAGATAAAATCCATAGATTAACGTGGGATAAAGATATGTGTGATAAGCAAATGCTTATTGATTTTATATCGGTGGCTAATAAGGCTGATGAAATGATTGCACACAATGGGGATAGGTTTGACATCAAATGGATAAGAACACGTTGCATATTCCATAGGGTTTCAATGTTTCCGCAGTACAAGACATTAGATACGCTTAAAAAGGCTAAAAGTGGCTTCAATTTCAATTCCAATAAGCTGGATTACATTGCACAATTTTTAGGAGTTGGAGCAAAGATTAAGCATAGTGGGTTTGATATGTGGAAAGAAGTTATGAAAGGTAATCCTGATGCTCTTGAGGAAATGGGTAACTACTGCGATGGGGATATAGTTGTCTTGGAGGATGTATTCTTAACGATGCAGAACTACATTAAACCAAACACTCACGCTGGAGTCATAAATGGTAATCTTAAATACAGCTGTCCATCTTGCTCAAGTGAAAATGTAATCTTACTTAAAAATATAGTTACTGCTATGGGAACTATTAAGAGATTAATGGAATGTCAAGATTGTGGTCAAGTCTACGAGATAAGCAATTCAGCATACAAACTTCATTTAGAAATGAAAGATAAGTTTAAGTAATGCGGTAAATAACGGCGATAATCACCGCAACCCCTAATAAATATATTTATTAGGGGTTTTTTGTCTGATAAAGTTAACTACTTTATTGGTAATTTTTTACTTTAGCACCCTCTTTCTTATCAGTCAATACCTCATTGACACCGTGCTTTATTAGAGTCCCTGATAAGAGTAGGGTCACGTAGTTAATTACCTCCTTTCGATGTGTAATTGGGAGGATTACTGAACTCACACCTGATTAACTACTTGCTGAGAACTCATTACGTGAGTAGAGAAGTCGGATTTAGTTTTTACTCTCTTAGCTATGGCTCATTGCTTTCTCAAGGCAACTCACGTTTACATATTACTATGTATATCCAATTTTTATACAGGCTTTCAATGTTTAACCTTTATTTTAACTACTTTTCACCTTTTGTAACTGTTTTTCACGTTCTTTGCACTTTTCTAACAGTTCTTTTGCTTTTTGTTTTTGCTCTGCTGCGTACTCCCATATTGAGAGTCTTTTCTCTACTGTGTGTTTGCTGTAAGCCATTCGTTTCTAAGTTTTTTAATGAAATCTTTAACTGCTCCTTCCATTTCTAAAGGTACTCTAACTTGAATAATCTTAAATGGATAATCTAATTTCTTTCTTCCAGCTCCCTCTCGAACTCCTCCTTGTGCGTTACTCATTATATATAAATTTTAATTGTTTTAATTGCCTTCTTAAACCTATTAATCCCATTTGACTGTTAAACATAGATTTTCTTTTATTTACCTCTACACTTTTATCACAAATATTTTTACTCCAATAATTGAACTGGTTAAGTTTATTATATATCAGATTTTCAATACTATGTATTTCTGACTTAATAAAAGAAGGATTTGGATTTGTTTCTAAATACATTATTACTTCTCGAAGTTCTTTATTTTTTTTACCTAAAGATTTTTTCTTTTTATCACAATCAATAGATAAAGCAAATTCTTCATTTTGAGTTATTTCTAATTTTAAAGATTCAATTTTCTTCATCATCATTTTGTATTAGTGAATAAATGTATTCCAACGTTTCAATTTCTCTCAATTGCGAATCTATTAATGCGTAAGCATCATCAACTCCAATCTTCCAAAATGGGTCATTGTCTAAATCTCTTTTTGCTACTTCAATCATAGCTCCTATTTTAATCATTGCATCTTCTTTCATTGTTTATAATTTTAATTTAGTGATTGAGACAGGAATCGAACCTGTAATCTAGTGTACCCAGTAGATACGTGCGTCTGCCATTCCGCCACTCAATCTGTACGGAGTTTTTGTCAATCTCTCTTAGGTTCTTCCGTTATTACCACTAAGTTCATTTGGTCGCTATCCAACATCGAGTCAAGACAGGAATCGAACCTGCATTTTAGTTAAACTAATGATTACCATTATCAACTTGACTTTTTAATAATTCTCTTTATATTTAGTCCAAATATTCACTTCAAATCCTTTTATACGTAGGGTTTCTATAACGTGGGATTGTATTGGCGATAGCACTCCTTTAGGTTGTTTAACCTCCACAAACATAGCTTTACCATCTTTCAACGCAAGTATGTCAGGTATTCCTGTAAGCGATGTCTTTATGAGCTTTACCACTATCCAACCATCTTCTTGTAACTTCTTCTTAATCTGTGTTTGCCTACTACTTTCTAACATATATCTTATCATTATAATCACATTCAAACTCTAATAATCCACTTCCATCTAAATAAATAAATGTATATATCCAGTGATACTTTCCGTACTTATTTGGCATATCTTCATTTATTCTAATCCCACTATATCTAATTTCTTTTCCTAACGGAGTCAGCTGGATGCGTTGGTCTAACCAATAATCACGCTTTTGAAATGTAATACATTCAGGAGGTAATGGAACAAACTCAATTGGTTTCTTTACTTTCATTTGACAAATGTAATACTTTAATTTGAATTACAAAATGTTTTCACGTTTAAAATTCGATAAAGTGTAATTTTTTTTATTCATCACAGATTTATAGATACTTTTCTCAATACCTCCTTTAGAGTTGTTTTTATTAACAATAAATAAAGTTAGTATTGTTTTTGTTCCTTTCAGATAATTTAAAGCATAATGATACATAGTTTATATTATAAATAAAAGATACCTCTTTTGCTGATTGATAAAAAATTCCATTTTCAATATTTAAAACAATTTTACCTTTTTTTGATTTAGGTTTTGTTCTGTTTTTTTGAATTTTAACTTTTGTTTCAATACTTTGTTTTTTACCATACATAGGATTATTTTCTCCTTTACGAGATAAAGACATTTTTATTTTTGTTTCTTCAGAATGTTTTTTACCAAAATTATGATTTAAAATACCTTTTTGCCTTTCAGATAAAAATAATTTAGTTTCATCACTATGTTTCATACCTTTAAAAGACATCATAGAAGTTCTTTTTTTTACAGCGATAGATATATTCTTTCTATGTAAATCACTAAATTTTTTATTTTTAGCAGAATTTGACATTTTTAATTTTGTTTCTTTACTAAAAAAACCTGATTTATCATTGCTTTTAGTTAGCCTACAATTCAAACCTTTTTTAAGTACGTCATAAAAGTCCTGCCAATATCTTTCACGTTCATTTAATAAATCAATATCACATTCCTCTATAACTTCAAATAAATGGTTTTCAACTCCATATTTTAAAAATGAATTATAAAGTTTTTTTTGTTCTGAAACATTTTGTTTCTTTTCATATTGATTAAATCTTTTTTTAATATTAATGCTTTGCCCTACATAAACCTTATTACTTGGACTCGTAATCTTGTAAATCCCTATCATAATAAACAAAAACCTGCACATCAAAAGGTCGTAGTCTTTATCAATGCAGGAATTTAATAAAATTTTTAGTTGTAGCTACGACTCTACTGGTGCAAATATAATAAATTATTTATTTCAAACCTAATAGTCTTTCTTAAAATTTGATAATGTATAGTTTTTTTTGTTCATTACCGACTTGTAAATATTTTTTTCTATTGAGTTATTTCCTTTAGAAAATATCCAGTAAATATCATTAGTATTTCTGTCCATTGTTGTGAGCCTATCTCTTGATTGCCAATAACTTGTAGCAGAGAAGTCAATATTATAATAAACTAAATATTTTGCATTTTTTAAACTTATGCCTTCACGACCTGATACGATTTGTAAAGCTATACATTTAAAAGTATTATTAAACTCATCCAGATCTTCTGTTAAATCACTTCCATAAATGCTTTTTAAGGCATTTAGTTCTTCCTTAAATTTGTAGAAGATAGCAATTTTATTAAATCTAAATCTTTCCTCTATAAACTTTGCCTTTGAATAATCAATTACCATTGATGTGCCATCTTCAAACTTACAAGTTCCACTTGATAGTTGGTGAACCTTCTGCATCAATTTTACTCCAGTATCTCCCAATATCAATCCGCTTTTACCTTGCACTATCTTATCACGTTTTAAACGCTTAATAATATCATAGGTTATATCCTCCATTTGACACTCTAAAATATGCTCATTCACTTCGGATGTAAACCCAGCTTGAGCTTGTGTAAAAGTTATAATAAACGGTTGTATTTGCGGTAAAATTTTACTTTCAATTCCATACTTATAAACTTTAACTCTTGCATATCCAAGATTTTGCTCTGTTACATTCACATAGTCATTTGCCCATTTGTAGAAGTTAGTGTAATGTTTAAATGGACTTCTATCTGTTACCTGCAATTGATGATACCATTGGCTAAACGATTCAGGAGTTGGTGTTCCTGATAAAAATATCATTGGCACTTTACTAAATCTTTTACGGATGTCCTTTTGATATTTAGATGCTTTTGGAAATGCAGCTAATCCGTGTGCTTCGTCAATTATAATCACATCAAAATCATTATCATAAATCGTATGCAAAGATTCCTTGTTAATAATAGTTAGGTTGTATAAGTAACCAATGTTATCGTAATCACTTTTGATTGAGGAAAATGCTTTGATTTTAGTTATGAATAGTACTCGTTCAGCACCAAAGTTGTAAGCAGTTTCTAATGCGGTAATTGTCTTTCCAGTTCTAACTTCCATCGATAGGTAGACGAATCCACATTCTTTTAGGATTTTAGTAGCTTTATTTGCTATTTCTAATTGGTACGGTCTTAATTCCATATTACTTTTCTACTTTTGTTATATATTTGTCCTCTATTGATGTATTTTTCTTTATGTAATACCTATCGTTTAATTTGAAAGCATCATATATTTTATCATTGTAATTGGTATGTACTTTGTATTGATTGTCAGGATTAAATCTCGCATTAAATAAAAGACAATCTTCATTTCCTTCTTCTATACCATCTTGCATACAAGGATTTCTATTAATCCATTCGAACAATCTTACTCTTTCGTTATCAGTTAATGTATTATAATGCTTATCAATTACATCATCCCAAAACATTGCTCTTGCAATAGGTCTTGGAGGAATACACGCTTCAACTAAAAAACTAAATTCAAAAAAATCTATGTTAAATCTACTCATTACTCTATCAATTTATCAATGTTAATATTATGTTCCTCAAGTATCTTTGATATTCCTTCTGCCATAGCATCTATTCCATCAAATACATCGTTATTAGTATTATCAATATAGTTCGAATAATATCTACGCTCCATAGTTTTACGCAATTGTAGTATATCAAATAAAGCACAAGCCATATCTAATGACTGATTAACTCTATTAAACTCCATTTGGTCTTCGGGTAAATTAAATTCTAATGTTGCTTTCATTCTGTTCCTTTTTTAATTAAATAATACCATAGCCAAATCAACTTTGACCTTATAAACTCGTATGCGATTAATACTAATATATATTTCATAATTCTTTTGGTAGATTCATTTTATTGTACTGTTTAAATAATTTTAATAATCTTTTTACTTTTGTTATTTCCATATCTTCAAATAGCCAACAAGCAAAATCAATAGCATATTCGTCAGCTACTTCATAACATTCATTAGCAAACCTAATTGCTTCTCCTTTTGTGTTTATTGATATTTCTGTTGTGAATTTCTCTATCATAACTTCTCTATTTCTAATTTTACATTATACCAATATTTACTTCCAGTTTCTTTTATTAATTCATTAACTGCTTTTAATGCACATTGTTTTGAAAATTCCTTCATAGAAACTCCTCTTGTGAAATCTCTACCCAACTCATCAAATGAGTTTACTAACTGTATTGCTTTTTCTTTTGGTGTCATAATTAAAACATTATTTCTTCTTCAGTTCCTTCTTCTCCAACCATAAACCATTTCATTCCGTTGCTATTACCATCATCGTATTTAATGTCTCTAAACTGGCAATACTTCTGTATGAATATTTGGAATCGTTTGT